ATTTGAATTTGTCGCGGTTCGTGATCTTGTCGTACAGATCGTCCAGCGCCGCGCCCCACTTCGATTCATACGCCCCCGGCTTCGACCCCTGCACGCCCGCAAGATAGCTCTGCGCCGCCCGCACCGCCGACGACGGCGTGTACCCGCTTTCCAATCTGGAAAGCCGCTCCGTCGTCTGCGAGCTTGCGCCCGGAATGCCGCTTCTGGTGTCGTAGCTTCCGCCGTAGTTATGGATCGTCTGCTGCTTGTTCACGAGCTTTGACGTGTACTTCCCGTTCTCGCCCACGCCCGTGATCTCATATGTGCCGCCCCCGGTCACAACGCGGTCGCCCGTCGTCAAACCCGCCGGCGCGCTCCCGCCCTTCTCAACTCTGTAAATGCCCACGCCTTAGCCCTCCTTCCCCGCTTCTGTAGGGGCGGACGACTCTGTCCGCCCGTCGGCTTCCCCTCGGGGGGAAGCTGTCTCCGCAGTGCCTGCACCACCCCTCGCCTTCCCCTTGGGGGTAAGGTGGCGCGAAGCGCCGGATGAGGGGAAGGGCTGTACGTTCTGCTCTGCCGCCACGTCTGCACCGCCCATGGCTTCCCCTCGGGGGGAAGCTGTCGCCGCAGGCGACTGATGAGGGGAAGTGTTCTCGTTTCCGAGCTGCCGCGCGTTTCCACCCTGCTCCTCGTTCGCCTCCACCCGCAGCTCCCGCTCCACAACTGCCAGCAGTTCCCCGCGCAGCTCCCGCAGGCACTGCTCTGCCGCCAGCACCGGCAGAGCGGAATCGTTGATCGCCTGTACAATGTCATCCCGCAGCTTAAAATACCGTTTCGTAAAATTCATAGCCCCTCCTATTCCGTCGGCAGCCCGACGATGTTGTTCACGAATGAAAAATCTACTGTGTTTGCGTTAAAGGTGATCGTCCCGCTCTTGCCGATCTGGATGTAATTCCCACTCGATTCGATATACACGTTCCCGTTGTCCGCTGTAATGCGGATCGCACCGCCGGAGGAAAGATCGACCGCGTATGCCGCAGAGCTTGCGCCCGTGATCTTCAATCCGTCTCCGCCTACCAGCAGATCCAGCATGGACACATCTTTCCCGGACAGCGTCATCATGTCCGCGTATGCCATCAGCTCATCGACTTTTTCATTCAAGTCCAGCAGCGCGTCATACACACTGACGTTTCCGAACTTCAGCGCATTCAGGCTCATCACGCCGGCTGCGTCGATCTTGCAGTTCGTCCCGATGGAAAGCCCGCTCGTCCCGAAATACAAGCCTCCCGCCGCGCCGTAGCTGCTCTTACCGTACCAGATGCTCGATCCCGTCACGTTCCACGGTCCGATCTTGGAGTCCGCCGCCGCCGTCAGCGTCCCGCTCAAAACCGCCCCGGACGCCTCCAGCGTCCCCGATGGGAAGTGCAGCTTCTTGCCCGACAGATACGCGATCCTTTCACCCTGCTGCCAGAACGTGATCTCTCCCGGCGTCACGGTCACGACCTCGCCCTGTGTCTCGTCGATGACCTCGCCGTTCAGCTCCGTCTTGGTGGAAATATTCCCCACACCCACGCCGTACACCGGCTGCGCGTTCTCGTCGTGAAATAAAAGCCCCGTCTTGACGTACTGCCGCGACGTCACGCCGTACCGTTCATCCTTGCTGTTGATGCCGGCGGTGTAGTCAAAAAGCTGTGTAATGCCCTTGCTGTTGATCTCGATGGTCGCACTCGTCGCCTCCGCGTACTCGCCGAACGTGGATTTTGCCACATACCCGCCCTGTAACGTCTTGGTGAACTGCTCCGAGTTCTCCATCGAAAAGTCCGCCGTCTTGATGATGAGCTGCTTCAGGGACGCAAACGCGCTTTTCTGCTTCTCCTGCTCCCCTCGCAGCGCCGTGTCCTCGTTGATGCCTGTGGAAATTTCCTGCAAAATGGCTTCCGCCGACCAGTCCGCGAGGTTCAGCTGGTCGATAATGTCCCGCATCGACCGCTGAAGCGCCGCGAGCTGATCCTGTACCGACCCCTCCGTCCGCTTCGGGTATGCAATATTCAAACTGCCCATCACACATCACTCCCCGCTTCCAGCACGCGCGACAGGCTCAAAAGCCGGAAGTCCCCCGTGCCGGAGATCTTGAATTGCAGGTGGTCGCACCGCCTCGGGCGGATCGGGAGCAGGAACGACCGTATGCCCCGCCCCTCCATGTGCCCGCAGTGCCGCCACTGCTTGTCAGAATCGTACTGCACCCAAAAATCGCAGCGCGACCCCTTCGGCAGCTGCATCATGAGGTTCAGCCGCGAGATGTATTTCTTGCCCACCAAGCCGTAGGTCATGATCCCGGTCTCTGCCCACCACGAAACAGGTGCTTCCAAAGTCCCTTCCTGTCCCATCATGTCCAGGACTGTCACGCTCCCGCTCTTCGCGTCCGCCGCATACAGCGTATCTCTGCCGCTGCAAAGCGCTGTGAGCGCTTCTGCGCCGCTTTCCGCGTGCCATAGCCCCCGCATCGTGTCGTACACAAAAAGCCGCTGTGCGCCGTCCGGCGCGCTCATGGCAATGTAATACTTGCCCCGTGCGGTCGCCGCCATCGCGTTTTTGTAGAGGATGCCGCCCAGCGCATCCGAAATGCGGGACGGCGCGCCCCCGTCGTAGCGATACACGCCCAGCCGGGACTTGTAGTATAAGACGTTATCCACCACGCACAGGCTCTTTGCAGAGCCGTCCTGCACGCCCTCGCACGTCAGTTGCACCACCTGATGCGCCCCCTTGCTGGAGGGGTACACCCTGTGGATAAAATCTTCCTTAAAAAACATCGGGCTGTCGTTGTACGTCGCCGCGCCCGTCCACTTGCCGTCCGTGCCGATCGATGCCCGGTACGAATCGGTCGAAATGCCCATGTAGCACTCCCAGTTTTTGAAGTCCCCCAGCTTGCAGCAGTAAATTTCGTTCAGCATATCGCCGTCCTGCCCCACGCCGTAAAAGCAGCCCCAAAGCCGGTTTCCGCACTCTGTCACATAGTCCAGCTCCGGCAGCCGTCGGTTTGTAATGATCTCCCCGCTCGTCTGTTCTGCCGTCGTGTCCAGAATGCCGGTGATGATGATGTAGTTATCCGCCGCGCCGTATAAAACGTGCGAGCCGTTCAGCGCCTTCGCCTGCTCCGTCCCGGTGATGCCGCTCAAAATGATCCCGTCGTATTGCTTCATCCCCACGCCGATGCCGCCGAGTGATAGCTTGACGTACGTCGTCGCCACCTGCACCCACTGCGCCGAGCTTGCCGACCACTGCTTGAGCGCGTGCGGCTCTGACCCGGTGTCTACCCAGTACATCCCGTTCGTGCGGTCGCTTGGCTCTGTGTCCGTCGCCGAGGCTTCCACGCCTGCGCCGTCCACCGTGCACAGCGAGATCGTCAGCTTCGCGCTGTCGCTGAGCGTTACCGTGTTCTTGCGCGCCATGTACCCGCTGTCCGCCGGTTTCTGCGTGTTGTAGTAGACGCCGTCCGGGAAGATGCATAAATATGCGCCCATGCTCACGAGCTGCTTTTCGGACGCCGTCAGCGTCACGCCCTGCGGCAGCTCCTGCAAAATGCCCCCGCAGTAAAGCCCCGGCAGCGTTGCTCCCTGCCACACATACCACAGCACACCGTCCCGCGCCGTCCAGCCCAAAAGCGACCCTTCGCCCAGCGCCTTCAGCGTGCTCCGCCGCATACGCGGCGCAAGCATCGGGAAGTAGTCTCCCGTTAAATTCTCAAGGTCGTAGAACGCCCCGTCCTGTATCTGGAGGTTGTGGTCGTAGCCGTAAAAGACCTCCGTCACCGCCTGCTCCTTGGCAGGCGTATTTTTCTGCACAAATAGCATCTTCTCACCTCACAGCCTGAAATTCGTCGCCCGCTCGCGGGGCATATAGCTGCGGTTGATGTAATTCTGCCACGCGGTAAAGTACTGATTGTAGCTGCCCGCAGCGGCGTTGTAACGGTCGGTCTCGCCATTTGCCTCCGCGATCTTCATGTCCAAGTACCACCGATAAATTTCGTCGTAAGGCGCTCCGATCAAAAGCACCGTCCTGTCCAGATCCTGCTCCGGGCGGTACGGGTGAAATTCTTCCGGCACGTCCATCTCGTGCGTCCGCAGCACCTCTCTGTGCGCGATCCCGTCCAGCTCCGCCAGCCATCTGATCTTGTCCTCCATGTCGTACTGATTCTGCGTCAGCCGGTCTACGATCTCCAAAGCCTGTGTAATGGTCATCCTGTCCCCTCCTTTGGAAAAAGGGGAGCGCGATGCTCCCCTTCCTGTTCCTTGTGCTCAGGTCTGTGCGCGCACGCTGCGCTCATACGCTGCTGCGGCGGCGGTCGCTCTGCGCGCCTCCCGCAGCGCCTCGTATACCGGCAGCGGCACGTCTACCTCCACGCCCTTCGGCACTTGGTAGCGCTTGCCGTTCACGCACACAAACTGCATTTTCTCCTCATTCGACTGCGCCGGCGTGAGAAATACCGTTCTGGTTTCTTTCCAGATGTCCACTGTCTTTGCCATCTCAGTTCTCCTCGTCCACGTCCGAGTACTCGCCGCAGCTCTCGATGCGGACCATGCGATCCTCATACAGGATGAGGCTCGCGTTCTCGAACTTGTAGCCCAGCGTCGAGAACTGATCCAGCGGACCGCCTGCGGTGGCTTTGTCCTTGATGATCATCTGGAGGTTGCCGCCCTCCGGGTCGACCATGCTGTAGGCGTCCTTGCCGAGCACCATCGTCGCGTACACTGCAAGTCCCCCTGCGCCGCCCTCGCCCGGCGCGATCACAGTGCCCGCCTCGATGTTGTTGACGTTCTCCTTCACGGTGATGCTGGACGCGGTGTTGCTCGCCACCTCGCACAGCACGTCTCCCACAAGGATCAGCCTGCCCTTGAGCGCGTCCGTCGCCACCGTTCCGCCCTCGAACGCGATGCTCTTGCCCGCCGACGAAATGGCGGTCTTGACCTTGAGCGTCCGGCTGTCCGAGGCAAGGTCTGCGCCTGCGAAGATCTTCGCCTCGGTCGTCTCCACGAAGCGCACGCCGTGCAGCTCGCCGATCTCGCCGGTGAAAATTTCCGTGGGCGCCGCGTACTTGTGCGCCTCGATCCACTTGTCCGAGCTGCGCAGGTCATACGCGACGGACGGATGGATGATGGCGATGTACTTGCCATTGATGGTCGGCGCTTTGAGCTTCTTGAGCGTGGTCACTGCCTTGTTGATCTCGTCCGGGGTCAGCCGGGCAGTCTCGTCAAGCCCCGCTCTTGTCGCGACCTTCGTGTGTACGCCGTTTACCACCTTGTCGCAGAGCTGCTTGTTCGTACCGGCGACCATTGTGTTGCGCACGAGCTTGTCCTGCGTCGTGCCCGCCGACGCGCCAAGCTCCGTCGTCGCGCCCAGGATCACGTCATCGATCGCGTGCAGCTCCAAAAGGTCGGTGACCGCCGTGTATGTGCCGTGCTGCGTCAGCGCCTTGGAAATGCTCGTAGATCCGAGCTTCTGCGCCGCCGGGATCACGCCCTCCTGCAGCTCGCCCGCGTCCTCCAGCGTGTTCCACTTGCGGAACTCGATGATCCTGCCGCGATTCTTCGGCAGCCCCTGCTTCTTGGCAAACTGGCTGTGCACCAGATTCGCCCGGGCGTTTTCCAGCAGCTCCGTGTCGTAGTACTCCTTCATCTGCACGCTCAGATCGTTCTTCCCGCTGAAGGATTCCTTCGCGCCGGTGTAGGCGTTCACATAGCCGTCAGTCGCGTTCACCAGCGTCCCGGCGTCCGCCAAGAGCTGGATGTTGAGTTTCCATGCTTCCATATCATGCTCCTTTCCGGGAGCGTCAGAATGTAATGCGCTCCCCTCGTGCGACCCGCTTTCTGATCTCCTCCCGCTGCTGCGGGGTGAGCTTGCGCGGATCGATTTTTGTTGCCTGTCCTGCCGGAGAGCCGAGCGCCCCCTCCTGGGGTCTCATGCCGTTTGCCTGCACCTGCGCCACGGTGCGCTGCATCCCATACTGCATCGCCGCCTGCTGGAGGTCTCGGTAGTGCGCCGCCTCGTATGCCTGCATCGGGTCAAAGCCCGCCGTAAGCAGCGACATAAACGCGCGGTTTCCAAGCTCCGCCGAAAGGTCTGCCTGCGGATACCGCTGCTGGACCTCTGCAAAGCTATCCTGCAATGCCGCGAACCGCTGCCTCTGCTCCTCCTCGGCGCGCATCTGCGCGCTTTCCTGCTTGAGCCGCGCGTTCTCGCGTTCGGCGTTTTTGATCCGCCGCATCGCGTCCACCGGCAAGCCTGCCTGCGCCGCCTCCTGCTCATACCAGCGGTTGTCCTGCGATAGCTTTTCTCCCAGCGCGTCCAGATCGACCTTGCTCATGTCCGAGGTGTCCATGCCGTATATCTGTCCGATCCACGACACGATCGGCAGCAGCTTCTCCATCTGCTGCTTCTGCGCCTCCGCGCCTCTGAGCCTGCCGCGCACCGCCTTCTGCAAGGCTGCGTTGTACTCCTTCTCGTACCTGCCGCCCTTGCCGGTCAGTGCCTCAAACGTCTCTCCCTGCTGTACCTGTTCGGCGGGTACTTGTGCGCTCTGCCCCTGCGCCTGCGCGTCCGCAGTTGCCGGAGCTGCCGCACCGCCGGATGTGGCGGGCATCTCTACGCCGTCAGCCAAAAGCTGAATGTTGAGCCTTTCCATAAAGCCCTCCCGTAAAAATCCTGTGTTGGTAAGGCGGTCTCGCGTCCGCCGCCTGTGTTTTTTCGGCGGTCTCGCGTCCGCCGCTATTTCACGGGGTCTCCCCCGTCAAAGCCAATTTCCAAAGCCTTCCCCTTGAGGGGAAGGTGGCGCGAAGCGCCGGATGAGGAGAAGCGTTGTACATTCCGCGCTGTCGCCGCGTTTACTGCTCCCTCTCGAATCGCACATTCTGCGGATACTCATGCGCCACCATCTGCATCCCCAGCAGTGCCGTGTCCCACATTGCCCGCACCACCCGCTCATGCTTCGGCGCGCACGCAATGGTGATGTCTCCGGGCTGCATGTCCACCACCGGCTCTGCCCGCAGCAGCCCCTCGCTTTCCGCTCTCAGGAGCATCCCGCCCAGCGCGTAGGAGAGGATCGTCACCGCCGCGCAGACAATGTCCTGCCCCGCCGGAGCGTATCCCGCGTGCCCGGTGATCCGCAGGCTGTAGCCTTTACACTGGATGCTTATCATGCTCAACCCTCCGGCTGTGACGCCTGCTGCGCCCTCTGCCGCGCGGTCGCGGTCACGCCGCTCTCCTTCTCCCCGGTCTCAAGGCTCACGTCCGCGCCGCCCTGCGGCACAGTCTGCCCCGCCCCGGATAGGATCGCCTGCGCCAGCCCGTCCGCCTTTTCCGGCGCGTACTGCTGTACGAGCTGCAAGGCGAATTGCTGCCACTGCGCAAGCTGCTGCTGCAGATCCCCGTTTGCCCGGATCTTCTGCATCACCTCGTACTTGTCCTCAAAATCCATCATGTCCAGGCACGCCATCGCCTGCGGCGCGAGCTGCGGGTTGAAGAATCCCAGGTTGTAAAACTGCAAAGCCAATTCGTTCTGCGCAAGCTTTGTGTATTCCGTCTGCTTCTGCGCCGAAACAATGATGTCAAATACCGGCTTCCGCCCGCCTGCCTTTAGCCCCTCGTTGGAATACGTCACATACTCGTCCGCCCCCAGCGCCCCTGTGATGCGGAATCTGCGCGGCAGGTCATAAAACTGCCGGATGCGCTCGATCACCATCCCGATCATCCGCCGGTACGCGCGGTACGCGCTCTTCGTCGCGTCCTTGCTGCTCCTGCCGGAGGCTTCCTGCAAGGCTGCGATCGCCGACGCAGCGGTCACGCCGCCGCCCGCCGAGCCGTTGTTGACGTCCGTGTTGCCCGTTACCCATTTCAGTTCCTCGATCTTGCTCGCCCGCATCTCAAGATAATTCCCGCTCAGAGGATTCACCACGATCTGCGCCAGCGAATCCTGCCCCAAATTGCCGTCAGTGTGCACGAACGGCTTTGTCCAATCGGCAAATTCCTTCTCGTTGATCGCGGCGTCGCCTCGCGCGAACCATCGCGGGCTTGCCGCCATGATCGTATTCTTCACGATCGCCTGGTCCATGCGGTCGATCTGCTCCTGCGCGCTCTTGCCGATGTCGATATAGCCGTAGCCGCAGATGCTCCCCTTCACCGGGAACAGCGCGTCGAATACGAACGGGTACTCGCCGTCGGTGTAAAATCCGATCTCGGCAGGCGCTTGCGCAATGGGCACTTCCAGCACCGTCCCGTCCGCCTGCGGCATCTGCATCACGGGTGGCTGCGTGTCGTTTTCCGATGCATACAGCACCTCGTCTCCGCAAAACTTGCAGTAGTGCAAAAGCGTTTTTCCGCCCACGCGCTTTTTGTAATACCACTCCACCACCAGCGCCTGCTCGCCTCTCTGCTGGTCGTCGTCTGTTTTATACTGCGCCAGCGTCAGCGCGCTCCCCTTGAGCTTGCCCTCCAGTTGCGGATACCGGCTCACAAGGTCGCTCTTGTCATACGCCCGGACAAAAAATACGTTTTGCGAATCCTGAATGTCTTTAATGCCCGGCTGCCAGAAGATGTTGAGCACGTCCACGCCGCAGATCGCCACGTCGCCCAAGCCGCCCTGCTTGCTGCTGTCCCATAAAACGGACCAAATGAGCGTCCCCGACTGCACCTTGTCCCACAGCGTATCGCTGTATACCTGCTCAAAATCGTTGTGCTCCAAAATGCACGGCACGATCTGACTGAGCATCCGCGCCTCCATCGCGTCCGTCTGCTCGCGCGGTCGTAGGTTTGCCTCCGGGTATGCCTGGATGCCATCCGCGTGCTTACCCATCAGGACGTTAAACAGCCACCCGCTCGCAGGTCGGTCGTCGCGGGGATTGCCCTTTTCGTCAAACTGTCCCCACTGCCGCAGCTTCCACCACTCGTTGTTGGCGATCACGCGGTTTTCAAGCTGCGTTTTGCCGCTTTTGTACTGGATCAGCGTCTGCATCGCCGTGCGCACCTGCTCCGCCCCGATCGGCTGCACCTGCGCCTCGCGCAAAACCTCCTCCACCTGCGTTACCTGTTCGTTCTCTCCCATCCTGTCCTCCATCCGTTTCTCCCAAGGCTTCCCTTGGTGACGCGTCTCGTTCGCCTCCCCTTGGTGACCAAGGGGAGGTGGGTGAGCGAAGCGAACCCGGAGGGGATCAGAACTCCCCCGCTCGCACCCGCTCCCGCGTTTGCTATCCCCCAAACTGATCCAGCGGGTCATTCAGCAGCACCCGCCGCGCCACCGGGCGCATCGCCTTGATCGGTCGGCTCATGCAAAAATACCGTACCTCGTCGCAGCAGTTGTGCGATACCACGCCGCCCTGTATCACAAAATCGTGCGTGCCCGCGACCTCCATGTTGTACACGTCCGCCCGTCCCGCCGGTCTAATGCTCCTGACTTTCATCGCGCAGCCTCGCTCTCCTGAAACTTGCCTTGCAATTCTGGTGGCAAAAATGATTCTTCCCTTCGCCGTAGATGTGCTTTGTCTGGAACTTCCTGCCGCAATAGCTGCAAACATAGGTCTGTACCGTGCGTTTCTTCCAGTTCTCTTTCCCAAGCACGGAGTGATATGCAAGCCCAGCCTCCGAACTGTGCCACCTTCTTGCGGCTTCCCGTGCCCGCTCAATATTGCCCCGGCTCATATCGACCCGCTCTTGCTCGTTCGCGTGCGCACTAACATGTTCATTTCCCGGCATAAGCCGCAGGTTTTCGATCGCGTTGTTTGACCTGTCCTCGTCCACATGGTGCACATGATAGCCCTGTGGTATCTTGCCGTTGTGGTATTCCCATACCATCCTGTGCAGCCGCACGCCCCTGCGCTGAAAATACTTGCCGCACAGGTAGTACGATACGCCGTTAAATCTCTGGACTGTGCTGCTGATTATCTGTACATCCAATCGTCTTTACCTCCATCCCTGCCGCCAGATCGTGAGCGTAGATCCATTCCCCGCTCGGAAGCATAAATCTGTGGTCATCGGTGCATCGGATCGTCGTGCCGTCCTCCAGCTCGACCTCGATGATCTGCGCGTTCTCGCGCGTCCTGCGCACGTCGTAATACCTGTGCAGCGCTCCGTCCGAGGAATACGTCCATCCCTCCGTGCCGACCAGCTCTCTGATCGGCTTATATCCATCCGCCGTCAGAACAAGCGTGTCGCCCGTCAGGCAGTGGTCCTCCATCGTCGTATCCAGATCCTCGACGTGCGTCTTTGAGTACATCATCATCGGCATCGTGCGGATAATGGCATCGCAGCCTTTGAAAAAATACATCCGCGCGTAGCCGCCCTCGTCAAATTGCAGCCGGTAATGCACTTGCATCCAGCCAGGTATCCGGGCGTTGTCGCCCTTGGAAAAGTACACCCCGTACCGCGCCGCCGTCTGCGCGATGCTCTCGCCGTGCGATGCGTCCCAGATCGCGGGGTCAGCCACGCCCTGTATCTCCTTGCCCCGCAGCCACGGGTGTTCCCGCTCTGTTCTGCGTATCTCTTCAAACTGCCGGTCCGGCGACCACTTCACGCCCTCGTTCGGCTCGCCTGTCCAGCCGTAAAGCTCCAGAATGCGGTACAGCACGCCGTCGTAATCCACCGCCCACCAGGCGCAGGAAAACGGCTTTCCGTAGCCGAAATCGTAGCTCCTGTAGATTCTCCATCCCGCGTCCGGCTCAAACGGCGCGATGACGTGCGTAAATCTCCTGTCCTCGTAGTGCGCCGGGTCGTCGCGGAACTCCTCGAAGAACTGACCCTCGAATACGTCCCAGCGCCCCTCCAGCCACGCCGCCCGCTGCGCCGGCGGCAGGCTCTTTAGGTTGCTCACATACTCCGGCTGCGCCTGCATGAGTGCCTTGTTGTCCGTCACCAGCGCCTGGATAAAGCTGTAGTCCTCCGGGTTTTCCCTGCCCTCAAAGCGCCGGTCAACGAAAAGCCGTTTAAAATACCCGTGGCTCGGACCGCCGGGGTTGAGCGTGTAATACGTCCGCTTCGGAAAAATGTTCACGCCGCGCACCGTGGCGTTGATAAGCCTGATCC